CAATGGCCAAAGCGCCAGTGTAAGTTGTTGAAGTGCTAGTCTCATCAACACCATTAACGTATATTTTCATCGTTCCTAGGCCATCGCCATGGGTGCTTCCCCCGCTATAGGTGGCCAATACATGGTGCCAGCGACCCTTAGAAAATTTATTGGTGGTGGTCGCAGTTGTTGTCGTGCCGCCTCTTACAACAAATTCAAATTTTCCAGTAGAGACGTTGTAAGAAAGACGCCGATTATAAGAAAAGGAAAATATATGAGCACTTGTTTCGCTTATAGCGGGGTCTATATACACCCAAGCCGAGATCGTAAATGGGCGCGCTGCGACAGTGGCGCCGCCGATGAGAGAATTCCAGTCGCCGATCTCGATTCTATCTTCTGAGGCCGCCTCAAATAGAACCGATTTCTGGGCGGTGGTGGACTGGGGTGTCTTCAAAGAAAGCGCATAATGGTGCCATGCATTGTCGGCAACTGAAGCGGTAGTAAAGGCAGTAGCGGCAACTGAAGCGTTGATAACTCCTGTAGTGCCCGACATTACTGTAACTCTAAACGGACCAACCCCATCGGTGGCGCCCGCTAATTCAATTCTAAACCTTCCATAGTCTGAGGATCCGGAGGCTTCACCATTCCAAAGATCGAAAATGACTTCTTTTTCTGTTGAGTCGGGATCGAACCGCTCTTTTTTAAGCCAAAACTCAACTGTAGTGCCTTTATTCTTAAGATCAAAATGTAGATTACTGGCGCGATTGGCGTCTGGCTCATAATAATTTGATCCCGTAAATTTTGTCGATAAGGATGTTGTACTGTCAGTACTGGGGTGTGGGCCTCCCTTAAAATAGATGTACTCTCTACCGTCCGAGAGACCATAGCCATCCCTCTTCGAGCCCTGAAGGGATCCCCACCCTTTAGCAGAAAAATTAATATATCCATTAGTGCGAGGATATAAATTATCAAAAATATGAAGATCTATCTCAGTAGAATCATTTTCCCACTGCAATTTTTCTTTTAGAGAACCATCATATGGATACGTTTCCCATATGCGCTCGAGCGATTGTTGATAATACTCTTCTGCGGACCCATAACGAGCAAAATTTTCTGGCCTTGAAAAGTCTACACGCGGAATAAACCGCGCTTCTTTTTTCATGTCCTCTGTGTGATATCCAACAGATTCAACTTCTGCACCGATATCCTGTGCAGATTTATTGGATAAAGATGAGGCCGCGTTGGCTTTATCAAATAAAGTTTTAAAGCTCATATCCTAATTACTATTCAACTCTAAATTTAAACGTATAAGGTTGTTCCACCCAAGTAGAAATTGAGTCATTATAATATGCTAGATTAATCTGGTACATATATCCAGACTCCAATAAAGACATTTCTAAGTCGAAATAATTGCCGTTGCCATCGTACGACATCAAAGTCTGTAGGTCGCTGCCCGTTCCATATGAAATGGCGCGCAAGTTATCTGTAACTCTTGATATGGCATACGCTCCGCTTTCAATAATATCGGTTGGATTGACTGACTTTGCGACTGTATAAATCGTTGGGCTCCAATCTTTGTCACGAATAAATAATCTAAATCTTGCCTTTTCTTCAGTAGAGTAAGACTTTCTAAGATTTTTGATGTTTGTCACCTTATTAAATGTCGGCGCTGAACTATAAGTGGGCATTTTCTCCGGATAAATTGAGCCAGTAGAGTACTCTGTGGCTCCGGCATGCCAAACATCGAGCAATACTTGCAAGGGTGTTGCCGCGGCAGTAATTGCCATGGATGCAGAATAGATTCCAGTGCTAACCCACCCACCCGTTATATTAGTGTTGCCATCATACAATACAAGTGCCGAGCTGGTTGGAGCCGCGGCAGAGCCAGAGTACAAAGATACCAAAATTGAGCCACGTCCAACTGCAGGTATATCGACTAAGCGGCCTCTAATATAATTATATAAATATAAGGTATTTAAGTTATCAGTGGCCGGAGCCAAAGAGCTAGAATAATAAAAGTTTTCTCTCCTATCACGAACAGACGAATTCCAGCGCGCCTCGATTACTGGGCGCCGGAAAAAAAACTCGGTTGAGCGCGAGAAAAACTTCTTTGTATAATATGATTCAGTCGCTCCACCGGCATTATGTATTAAAACAGAGGTATTCTGGCCAGTAGAACTAGAATAGTACCCCTCTTGACTGGCTGTCAATCTAATGCCAAACCCATTATTACTAACCGCACCTCCCATCCACTGTTCCACTATTTGTGTTACATCCAACTCAATGTCTTCATAGCCTTGCGGAAACGACACATTATAATTTGAAGTTGCTAAATAATCGCCCCCGATGGATGTCCAAGTGGTGTTATCGCCAGATTTAATCCAATTTGCAGAACCAATATCTTGATATTCTTCCATATCGAGGCCCGAGCCCTCTGACCACGATCTAGATACAGGAGCTACAACTAAATTAAAATTCTGTGGTAATGTAAAGGGGTGGCGTGCATTGTGCATTTTTAGATAGAATGAAACATTGCCAGAAACTGGAAGCGTCCCCGCGGCCCTATCGGAGGACATCTTTGTTGTGGGAAATTTAATAAGAGCACGGGAAAGTTCCTGAGATTGTCCCAGGGCTGATCCGGATTTTTGTCCATAGATAGAAAATATTTCAAGCGAATCGGCATAACCCATATTAGATCCAGTTCCGCGAGTAGAAAGGTTTGCTTCGAAGGCGTTAGCAATAGTTGTATCAGCACTGGCCGTATATCTTAGAATTGACATTTATCTAACAGATCCTTTAATATCAAGATTAGGATATTTTAGCTCAAAAATAACATTTTTATCGGCGAGTACTCTTCTTCCGTCTGCCGATAAAGCCGCGTCAAAATCATAACTTGAAACAGAATATAGGGGTCCGTCCGCAAGTCTTGCCTCCACCGAAATAACATCTAGAACACCAGGAACTGGCTGTAAAACTCTATACAGATCGCTCAACAAAAGCGGTTCTCCGATATCTAAAATAGTTGTAAATTCTTTCGCTACTGCCCTATTACATTGATTAATAACTTCAAAACGATTCGAGTTGAGAGTTGGCATTACCTCATAATGAAGAGTATAATTAACTATTCTGGCATCTAAAATGTCTATCGTATCACTAATCATTTTGTGTTGAAGAAGCCAGTTCTTAAGGTTTGTTTTTAATGTGACATTAGCCAAAGTTAATTTACCCGTGCTTGTTTCTGATATAACATACAAATTAATGTTTCGTTTAAACTCATCCGCGTCTTTGCCAACGGCACATCTCTTAATCGCCCCATACTTGGCTGGCATGCTGTACGTTAGCGCTTGATAATCTTGCGCCGTCACGGCCCTATTCTGTGTAGCAAAATAACCGTATGCTCTTTGTTTAATTTCTTCCGATGAGGGAAGAGAGACATCCCCCACAAATGGATTTTCGTTACTCACTTCCAAGGAACCAATGACCACGTCTCTTTTAACGGGAGATAGGGCTCCTTGATTCGCAAATTTAAAATTTCCTTCAATAACGTCTGAAATCGTATTGGTTGCTGTATTCACGTCTTGAGTCGTATTAAAACGATATTCTATTATTAAAGTAGTATCTGAGGGAGCAATCCCAAACTTATCCGTACTTATTAATTTTGTTGGATCGAATTCCAGATCTGTTGTATAATTTCTACCACTTAAGTCCAACACCACTTCTGTGGGGTCGACGACCGGATTTGTCAAATTATTATCAGTTGAGCCGTAGCCAAATTGTAAAAAGGTTTCACCATCAACTGTTTCCAACACATATCTTCTAGCAACGGGGACCGCTTTCAAAATATTAGGGACAGTGCTTCTGGTTGCTGTGGTATTCCTGACTGCTTTGTAAATTATATTTTGTGATAAATTATCGACTTCAAAGTATTCATTTCCTTCTATGTCGGTTACTTTGATAATATCACTTAGGTTTATCTTTCCTAAACTTACCCTACGAAATCTTTTAAAAGATCCCAACTCTATTCTTGTCACCCCGCCGCGGCCGGAGACCGCTCTGCCAACCGCACGGACTACATAGGTAAGCACATTGCCGGTAGTGGGGTCGCTCGAGCCAACAACTATTTGAGCCGCGGGGTCGGTGAAATCAACATCGTCTAAAAGGGTATACATCCCGCCACCCGAAGAACCGAATACAGAGCCTGCCTGTAAAATTGGATTCAGAGACGTATCTGGGCCCAAGCCTGTGGTCGAGGAGGGTATTTCAATATAAAATGTCAAGATTCCATGAGATGACGGGTTGGTGCTTGACTTAAATCCAAGTTGCCGGGCGATTCGCTGGACGTTGGAATATTCTATGGCACTGTCCAAAAAACTTTCATTTACTTGATAATCTAAATAAAAAGATAGAATATCACCTACATAGGCAACTGTGTCCAACATGAGAGAGCCAAAGGACGCTTGATTAAAATCTCGATAGGTATTTGGATAGTATCTCTTGGTAAAATTCTCTAACGCTTCTCTAATAGAGTCGAAATCTCTATTAGTGTAATCTATTGGTACAATCTTTTTTGTCATCTTTTATACCTGCCAAATAATTAGGCTGCCATATTTTGAACATCAATTTCTAAAAGCGTATTCAGCTGTAGAGGGATGATTACGAAATATGCCTGCACCGTTAATCTGTGCGGAAAAAGATCTGGACTATTTTCTGGTGTCATGAAGTTTATCTTTTCTACTTCTACAAACGGCAGATATCTCTTGACCTGTCTTCGAATGTCTTTATCAATTTCTGCATAAGTGGAGCCGATGTGTTGTTCAAATATTCGACGGCGCAGCCCGACTCCAAAATTTATATCCATCATTCTTTCGCCCGGGTTGGTCAAAATCAACATTTTTAGGTTTTGCTTTATTAGTGACGTATAGTCGGTAATTAAGTTATATGCACCAAAAGTGTTGTCGGTTACCAGAGGTAATTTAACTGCTAGTCCAGATGCCATACTTTTATCCTCTTAATAAATACTTATAATTTATATTTTAACCGGGTTAAAATACAATACACGATGTTTTACTTATTCATCTTCGGCACAAACATCGGTTGTTGCCGGTATATCGACACAAGCAGGATCTCCTTGAGCGTCGACCGAATCCGAATCCCCGCAAGCGCCCTCCATACCAGAAGACAACATACCTGCGGATGGTTCCATTGATAGTTGAGGACTGGCCGACCCATAATCTCCTTCATCAATTTTCGACAACAAAAGTCTGAGCAATAAATACAAAATACCGAATATAAACGGGGGCATCATAAACATCCCCGACACAGATCCCAGGAAATCCACTCCTTTGAAGTCAATCCAAGGACCAACTCGCGGTGAATCAGGGCCCATCTCGAACTCGACATCATCGATGTTGCCCTCGACGGCATCAGAAATCTTGGTGTT